CAATACGAGAATTACTATCGCTATTCGTTACACCTTCAACCCACCATTGATTAGTTGGTCGTGTAACTTTTATTAGATCTAATTCTTTTTGTGATAAGAAATCTTTATATACCACTAGTAAACTTTCTCCACTCAATCATGTTTTTAATTGTTTGGTGTCTCCATTTGATATTATCAAGGATTTCTTTAAGTGTGCTTACAACTTCACCAGCATAAGCCATCTTCATTTGATGTTCTTGTATGACCTCATCTGCATCATACCATTTATCTAAATCGCCTTTTAAGACAGTTAACCCACCTAATGGATCATAATCCCATCCCTTTCTATCCATTTCTTCTTGAGTTAATTTTCCACTATAGTGTTTAAACTTGTCTCTAAGTATTACTTTAAATTTAAGATCTAAGTCTTTCTGCTTAAGTTTAGCAACGGAATAGAGATCTAAATATTTTGAGTGTAGTTTGGCGGAATCTCTAGATGATTCATCCAATTGGACTTCATCTATTTCTGAGTCTTGCTTCCACATCGCTAAAATTGATTCTAAATTCATAATGTCTCCATAATTTATGTTGTATTATACCCCTATTATATCACAGTTTATGATAAAAGTAAAGGTTCTTTATTCAAATTCGAATGCTGTATACCTAAATGATACATCTGCTTGTAAGTATTCTACATCGCTTGATTGCGAGTTAAATTCTACTGCAGTTAAACTGGTTGGAAATACGTCTTTAAATCTAATAGATTTTGTTAAATTATTATGAGAAGACATAATCATAAGAGTAGCATCAAACTTATATTGATTTTCAGTACCACCCGTCCCAATAATATTATGCATCCAATTAAATATCTCTATATAATTTTCCATGTTCTCAGTAACGTTAAACCTAATAGCTAAATCTTCAAAAGTTAAACGATCACCAGTCATAGAAAGATTGAGACCTCTATATGGAACTGTAGCTTCAGCTAATGATAGACCCGGCATAGTAACCTGAGTACAGAAATATTCTGTATTAGCAAAGTTACTTGCGTCTAGTTTAAATGTAAATCCTACTGGACTTAAAAAGTTTTTATTCGTTGTCAGTGCCATCTTTTTCCTCCACTTCTGGTTCTATCTCTAATAATCCCCACCAATTCCATCGGCCGTCTTCTTTAGTATTTTCCATATATCTATTTATAATGATTAAAACGCTAGGCAAAAAAAAGGAGCTCCGAAGAGCCCCTTTAGTCGAATTAGAATTAACTAAATCAGGATTTACTCCATGATTCCGTCGATTCTGAAGATTCTGAAGTATGGGTTAGCACGATCAGTACCGACACCATCAGCAGCTACGAATGGATTTGCAACCATACCGTATCTTGTTTTGAATCCAATTCTAGGTTGGAAGTCTTCTTCACCAATCGCCTTGACCATAGTCAAAGGAACGTATGGGCAGTAGAACATACCAGCGTCATAAGGATTAGAACCTCTGTAACCAACACACGCAAAGTCTGTAGTTGCATAAGGATCAATATAGACCTTCATTCTACCATTAAGAACACCAGCAAAAGTATTACCAGTATCATCAACATTTAAAGTAGTTGACAATGCAGGTGAATAGTCCAACATGCCTGAAGCAGCCAAAGCTGAAGCAACATCAGAAGAAACGATAACATAGTTACCTTTTCCACGTCTTGTTTCTTTAGCAATAACGTTAGCTTCTCTTTCGAGTTGCATGATAAGACCTTTGAACTTCTCAGCCATCCATCTACCGTCTGAATCAGTTTCAACATCAAACACACCTTTAAGCGTTACGTTTGATTGAAGAGCACCAATTTTAGCTTTAGAAAGAACTGTTCTGATAACTTCTCTGTTGATCTCAGCAAGGATCTCAGCAGATAGGATATTAGCTAGTTCGCCTTCAGCGTCTAGACCATGCACAGCTTTAAGATCTTGTGCAAGTTCCATGGTGTATTCAGCTTTAAGAGCTCTTGACTTAGCAGTTACAGTAGATTTCTCGATTGAGAAAGCCATTTCACCGAAATCTGCACCAGCTCCACCAGACATACCACGTTGTTCCGCAGTCGCTGTTGGTAAACCAGAACCGAATGTTGATAAAGTATCAGAATCAGTAGCTAGAGAGCCATCAGCAGGTGATGAACCATCTGTAGCACCAGCAAGACCAGTAGGATCTGCTTGATGAGTACCTGTTCCTGAGAAATCAGTATCAGCTTCGCCGAACAGAGCTTCTGTTCCGCCTTGAGTTGAGTATTTTGACTTCATTGCGAAGATAAGACCAGTAGGTCCACTCATTGGCTGAACGCCAGCGATATCATAAGCAATTAGGTTTGGCATTGCACGTCTTACAAGTGAGATAAGTACTGGATCAAAGTTAGCAATGTTAGAACCAGTCGCGTTAGCGTGAGCTTCTGTTACATTACCAAATGATTGTTGTACTCTTTCTTCTTGTAAAGCAACTTCTTGGTTTTCAAGAAGTCTTGCAGTTACTGCCTTTTTGTATCTATCGTCGATACTAGGAACATCTCCATGTTCCAGGACGGGAGACCATTTCTCCATTAATTTTTCGTCTGCACTAAACATTTTTTATTTTCCCCTTTAGGTTATTTAATGTGTTTACTAATAGCTTGTGTGTATGCATTCATTGAAGAAGATTTTGACTCAGTAAGAGTGTTATCTTGTTCTCCAGCTAAAGCATCAGCTTCATCTACTGATTCCTTAACTTCTTTATCGAAGTATGATTCTTTGATGGTTTTAACTTTCATTTCGAAAGTTTGTACATCGTCAAAATCAATATCTTCAACTAAAGATGCTAATCTTTCAGCTTCAGTCACTGCCAAGCCCGAAGATTGTCTTCTTACTACATCAGCTCTTTCGAATGATTGAGATTTCTCATGTAGTTGAATATTATCTTCTGTGGTTTTATTGAGTTGTTCTTCAAGTTCAGCAACTTGATCGGCGAGATCGTCGATTAGGTTTGCTTTTCCTTCTGGAACTTCAATGTAATGTTCCTTGAATACTGTTTGTAAAGAATCCATAAATTGCTCAGCGATTTCAGTCCTTAGACCGGCCTCGATTGCAACTTCGTTTTCATTGATCCAATTTTCCACTACATAGTTAAGGTAAGAATCTACCTTTTCTACTAATGATTCATTTAGATCGTTTACTTCAGATTCAAGATTTTGCGCATATTCTGATTCTAATCTATCGATTTCAGCACTTACTTTTGATTTGTAAGCAGCTTCAAAGATAGCACCAGCTTTATCACGGAATCCATTAGATAGTGTAGCTTCTTCTGCAACGATAAGATCTAGATCTTCGTCCCAGTCTGCATCTTCAACTTTGGCTTTGCCAGGTCCAGCTTTTTCGCCTTTCTTAACCATTCCACCTTCGTCTTCAGATTCAGATACTTGCTTTACCATCTTTGCAAACAACTGTTGCGCTTCGTCTTTTCTCGCTTTCTTCAGCATATCGAGAGCAGCGTTAATTACACCAGCTTTAGTTTTTGGAATAGAAACTTCTTCGACTTCTTCTTCATCTTCTTCGTCTGACTCGTCTTCATCAGCAGATTCCTCTACCTCTTCTTCGTCATCTTCATCAGAATCCTTTTCGTCTTCTTCTTCTTCCTTTACCTTAGCTTCAGTAACTTCAACTTCCTCTTCAACAACTTCATCAGTAGTCTCAAGAATTTCTTCTTCAGTTTCTACAGACTTGTCTTCAACGCCTTCAGCGACAATTTTTTTATATTCATCTGTCATTGACATTTATATTGTCCTCTTAAGTTTTGAGTTTTATTAAAGTTTAGAGAGGAAATTTTTAAACGCTTTCATCTCTGCTTCAGCTAAATGCTTAGCGGGAGTACGTTTTATTTCAGTCTCAATTTTCTCAATTTCTTGCGGCTGCAGGATACCATTATTCCATATCCAATCAACACCTTCCATAACACCGTTAACAAAAGCTGACGGAGCAGAAGGGTCCTGGACTATGTCTACGGAGGCTAACATAAAGTCATCCTTCACATACATGGTTCCGTTTTTGTTCGCAAGAGTTCCCATACCACGACTTGATACACCAAGCTTAACACCACCTTCAAGCAAACCAGTTACGATTTGACCCATAGGAGTCTTAAGTATTGATGCTTTTCCATAAACATCATTTCCCTCAAATTTGAGTTCAGTGATTTTATGAGAAACTTTGTCAAGGTTTACTGTTGGTCCTTCCGGATGATTTAACTCTCCAACAGCTCTACCTTGTGAAACCTGTTCATCGACATACTTACCGACTGCAGATTCCAAAATTCTTTTTTCATATACCCGGCCGTTTCTATTTTTTTTCTCGGCCTGCATGAATACGCCTTCAATGACGTAGTTCTTTTCGCCATTCTTATTAGCTTCACTTACGACATTTAAATTATTACTTACGTATTCTGATATTAGTTTCATTTAACTTCCTTTTTAGAAAGACCAGTAAGAACATTTAATATTACTTTAGGGTTTAAACCAGCATTCATTAACGCTTGATTAACATCACCCCATTGATACTTTAGCTTATCACCAGATTTTGAATATTTTCCTGGTCCTTCGCTTATAAGTTCTTCTCTAATACTTTCTTCTAGTCTCATTACTATTCTTGATCCAATGTTTTATCACTATCAACTGAGGTTTTACCCAAGCTTCCAGCAATTTTAATTTTTTGAGCATCTAAAGCTTTAGACATTTTATTTGCCATTACAGATGCGAAAACCTTGTTGGCAGAGACATTGTCCCCTTTCCCAAGGCTAGAAATTAATTCATTTATACTCATTTTGTTTCCTCTTCAATATATATTTATAATAAATAAGTTTTCAAGATGTTAATCTAAGTCAAGATCTTCGTCTTCACCATCATCTTCATCTTCCATTTGCTTATCAAGTTCTAGAATATCATCATCAGTTTGACGTAAGACATTCTTTCTAACCCATTCATTTGATATGTATTTACCTACATACTCATCAACTGAAGCAATAAGCTCGAACCTTTCACGAACAATTTCCGCTTCTTTCAGTTCACTAAAGTAATTGTCTTCAATAAAATCAAAAACAATTCTTTCTTTCCAATCATCCCAATCACTAACAGTAATTATTTCTTTTAACAATAATTGTGTTTTAAGCGTTTGTAAAAATACATCGGAAAATCTTTTTCTTAATCTATCGATAAACTTTTTAAATTTAACTTCATCTCTAGATATTTCAGTAGATCTACCTAATGCAAAGGTAGATTCCTGTTCTAATCTGTTAATAGGTACATTAAGAGACCTATATAATTTCTTTTGGAAATATATAATATCATCGATCTGCCCTAGGTTTTCACCACCAGGAAGTGTAGATATTTCAGTTCCTCTTCCACCTTCTCTACGAGGTAAGAAGAAATCTTCCAACATCGACATATGTTTCTTGTCGTCTTTAATATCACCAGTTGAAGCATCATATACTAATTTGTTTCTATACTGATTCATAATATTACGTAAGTATTCTTCAGCTTTACCTTTTGGAAGGTTACCTACATCAATATAAAAGATTCTACGCTCTGGTGCTCTACTAATTCTGTAGATAACCAAAGAATCTTCCATCATTCTTAATTGGTTAACAGGCTTAATTGCTTTATGTAAGAACGATAAAATCTTCTTACGACCTGGATCTAACATACCTGAAGTGGTATATATTATAGCATCAGGATGTATTTTAACTCCCGTATCTGCTGAATTCATTTTCTTATCTTGAAATAAGAAGTATTCTTCTTGCTTTACAATAAGTTTTGCGCCAGTCTTAGGATCTGCTTTTTCTTCAATTTCTTTAATCTTTCTTAATTGAAGTGGATCAATATATCTAAGTTCTCTAATACCGCCTTTTGGATTTTTTTCATCAATAATAACATGATATGGTAACCTACCATCAATATACCATTTTCTGAATATATCATGAGAATATGAATTAAACTGCATTAAACTTAATACATTCATAAACTCTTCTCTAACAATAGTTTTAACTTTGTCAGAAACTTGTAATTTATCTAATATAATATTTACAGGCGATTCATTATGATCACCTACTATCGCTTCATTAACGATATCTTCTATTGCTGCATCACATTCTGGTTGAGAAGCTATGTCTCTATATTTGAGTAGTTGCTCAACTTCGTTTTGCGCTTTATCTGCATCTAGATCTAAGTATGCACCAAAGTGGCCACCAGAGTTAATAACTCCAGCACCATCTGCATCTGTACTTGGGACAATAGAAACAGGCTCGAGCTGAGCTTTGCCTTTTCTATTAATCTCGAATCCGAAAAAATCTGCCATTCTATCTCCATAATATCGGAGGGGAATTAATCCCCTCGTCTATTATTATTTATACTACTTTAAGAAGTGGTATTTGATTCCCAATATTGAACTTGTAGCTCAACAGTGAACTCTTCAATTGTATTTTCACTATCATAGTTTAAATCAATAGTTGAAATACTTGAAGGCCAACAACCTCTGAAATCATACTTTTTAGTAACGTTACCAGCTTTATCAAGCTGTTCAACTACTACGTCAGCAATATATTCATTCATATTAGCTAGACCAGTATTTGTTGCAAAGTTATTAATACCATTAGCCCACTGCTCAAACGTATTTCTAACTGTAAAGTTAGCATCATTAATGATAGTCAATGATAACGGTTCGAAAGTTCTATCGCCAGCCATCTGAAGCTGTCTGCCTCTAAATGGAATAGCAATAGGTGCTATGGTTGATGATGGGATTTGAACACCTTTACATAAGAAAGATGTTAATTCCATATCAGGGCTTACGTAACTAGGGAAATTAACTGTCGCTTTAAATAAATTAGCTCGAGCTCCACCACCTGTAAGTTTAGATTTAAAATCGTCTACTCCTAAAATTGCCATGGTTATCTCCTATTACGCTGAAGTACCAGCGATCTCGTTAAACTCGACCCCTGATCTTGTAGCTACAAAGTTTAAAGTAATAAAGTTAATCGATTTTGCTGGCTTGATAAAGATATCAGCTACAAATTGATTAGAATCAACTACTTGACCTGTGTTGTTAGTACTATCGCAGACTACTAAGAAATCACTTAGTCCTCTACGCCCTTTTACATCTCTCAAAAATGGTTCAACCAAGTTTTTGAACTGTGCACGAGTAAACTCGTCATTGAATTCAAATAACTGTGCTTTAGCCGCAGTTGAGATTGCTTTTTCCAATGTATTAAATAATCTTCGAACATTGATTCTATCGAATGCTGAAGGCTTACTTAACAATGTTCTATCTCCAAACAAGATTGTTCCTTGTCCAGGGAATGATACAATTGGATTTGCCCTTGCTTTATACAAAGTATCTCTATCAGCTTGCTTAGGATTAAATGCTAGTTTAGTAACACCCAATAGCTGTCCACGATTTACACCAGCTGGTGAGAACCATGAATCTGCAATTTGGTCTGTATTAGCACATAAGCCTGCAATATGTCCTGCAGCTCCGATATAACGATAAGTGTCATTATACTTGTCATAGACATATAATGCAGTCGAATCGCATGAAGCGTAAGAACTTGAAGTTAGAGAATCCACAAATGCTTTTACATCTGCAGCTGGGGTTGCCGATCCTTGAGTATCTGCAATTGGTGGTGATACAAAAGCCATACAATCTTTTCTTGCCGAAGCAATTGAAATTAGATCATTAGCTAAAGTATTAGAACCATTTGCATCAGGTACTGAGAACAATAAATTTACATCTACTGTTTCTGCATCTTCTAATAAGTCATATGCTAGAGCCAATTCGGCTGTAGTAGGTGTATTATCATCAGTTGCACCTGATAGACTCAATGAATCTACTGTATCAAATCCACCAGCAAGTGAAGTAGATCCTCTTAGTGAACTACCAGCACTCCATGTTGGAGATGTGACTTTATGATCCATCCATCTAACATAATTAGATTGCGAATTAATAACATCAACATAATAGTTAGATGTTCCATCATTCGCTTTAGCGTCTGAACCAATAGACATGAATGCAAAAGTTTCTAGAACAGTATTAGCTGTCCCTGTGAAAAGTCCGTCTTCGTCAATAACGATTACGTGTACTTCATCATTGTAACTTGCGCTTCTGCCTAAGTTAATTGCGTAGTCTGATGTTCCAGGTTTTCCATCGAATTGGCCTTGAAAAGCCCATCCGTCGTAATTACTGGTAGTAACGTCAGCCGTTACCATCTCTACTTTTAAACTGTTTCCTAAGTCTCCTGGGAACTTTGCAGCCCATTGACCTACAGAACCAGCGCCTGTGTTATAACCACTATTAGTATAATGCTCGTCGTTTTTTATCAAAAGACCAGAACCATCAGCTGTAGCATTGTCATGTCCACTCGCAGCTCTAACGACTTGCAATGCATTACCATACTTTAAAAAGGCCGAAGCCGTTAAAAAGTATAATGCAGTGTTGTCATCAGGCGTACCGAATGTTGACAGTAATTCCTTTTCAGAACTTACAGATACAACTTGCTCTACTGGACCCCAGTTAAAAGATCCCGCAAAGCCACCAATAGAAGTTGAAACGGCAGGTACTACTGAAGTCGCATCAATTTCTTTGACTTGAACTCCGGGTGATACTTGAAATGCCATCGCTTTATCCTCTCATTAAGGTTTATATTTTAAGTTAACATAATACGGTTTTTTATTCAATCATAGTTATTTATAATATAAATAAACTCTAGAACAAACCCGTATTTCTTGTTTCTTCTTCAAACCATACAGTTCCATCTTCGTCTTTAAATGTTTTAGCTCGGTTATCACCTCTGCTACCTTGAATAAATCCAAATGGAATCATATCGTCTTGTATAGCTTGTAACTGTTCTCTATACAACATGTTTTTCATATCTATATCTGAGATAGAAGAAAATATATCTGTTGTAGTAAACCATGCAAACAATACTAAATTCATCATTAAATCATCATGATTAGGAGGGTTAGCCATATAACTACTCCCCTTAGATACAAACGTAGTCATTTCTATGATTGTATTTGCATCATGAATTGTTAGTTTTCTTTGTTCTATTAAATCTTTTATTGACGAACAACCAATTCTTTTTACTCTTCTTGTCATAGTAGCACCAATCGAATTCTTTTTAACAACTGATTCTACAAACATATTTTCATATTCCAAGTCATAGTATAATCCATTACATACAACTGCTCCTTGGTCGTTAGATTCTACTATTATATAAGCTTCATTATATGAATTTGCCCACTTATATATTAAATCTGGTAGTAGCATAGGAGATATATTATTATCTCTAAATGTCCCTACTTGAATAAACTCTTCATTGGTAATATCTATAATAGTAAAAGTACTATAATCTTGACCTCTACCTTTTGCAACATCAACTGTCATGACATAACTATGTCCATCAATTGGTTCTTTATAGATTGAAACATTTTCCATAAAGTAAATAGGATCCATTGCCTTTTGAGCTAATAAATGATTAGCAGCAATAAGAGTATTACCTCGTCCATGGAATGTGTTACCAAACTCTTGTTCAAATTGTAGTTCAGAAGTATTAGCTACTGTAGTTTCTTTCCATGCAGCATCTCTGCCAGGAACATCCCACCAATCTACTCTAAACGATTTATATTCATTAGTTTCGGTAACTGCACCTTCCCATAGTTTATGGTATACATTACCTACTCCATTAGCAGTAGATGTTATAATAATTTGAGTATCTTTACCAGAAGATACTACTGGATATGTAGATGTATAGAATTGAGCATCGTTTTCTACAAAAGCAAACTCATCTAGCATTAAAAGATTAATAGACAATCCACGAATAGAGTTACCACTTGTTGCAGCTGCTATTATTTTAGAATTATTACTAAATTCAATTGAACCTTTGTTTAAAGCTTTACATCCTGGTTGTAAAAAAAATGGAAGATTTTCTAATGCTAATGTTATACGAGCTAACATTTCTCTTGCAGTAGCACCTTTGTTTGCTAATATCGCAATATTTTTTTCTGGGTGAAATATAGCATACCACAATAGATATACTACTGATGATATACTTTTACCTGACTGACGACATGCTAAAACAATACTAAATCTATTATTAGTAAAGTGATGAAACATTTTTTCTTGATATGGATATAAATCAAATGGTACTAAACCTTCATCAAGCGAAATAACTTTCACATAAGTACGAGCAAAATATGTAGGACTTTCCATACATTTTTTGTATTCTAATACTTCTTTCTTGGAAAATTCAGATTCAACGCCGTCTCGCTTAACAGATGGGTTACCTAAATAGCCAAGTTCGCTATTCTTTATCTGGCTCGACATCTATTACATCATCCTTATTTAATAACATTCTTTGTAGATCGGTAGTACTACCAACAAAAACATTGTTATTTGTCACTTGTCTAGTTTTTTCATCTTTGGTCAAATCTTTTTTAGACTTTTGAAGCTTCATTAATTTATCTGTTACTTCACTCATATTTCTAATATGATTAGATAAAACTTCAAATGCTCTTGGGTGTTCTGATTCTCTTGCAAGCTCAGCCATAGCATCCATCGATCGAGCACCTGTAGTAATTAAGCTTTTATACGTTTCACGCGAAAACTCATAATCATCTTTAATGTCTTTCATTTCAACTGGAATTTTAGCTAGTTCTGCTTTCTTCGTTTTAGAAGGCAAGTTTTTAGCTAATCTCTCAGCAATTTTTTCTTTCTTGTCCATTTATAAATTCCATGTTGTAAGAGTTCCGCTTGCATTCGAGGTTTCACCAGTTATAGTTTCACTTGGTTGGAAATAACCATCAGCATCTATAACACCCATATCTTTTCTTATTAATATATTATTTTCTACTATATCAGTAAAGGATCCAACTTTAGCTCTTGATCCAGAAGACGTACCAATAATAATTTCACCAACACTAAATGTGCCACTTCCTGGTGCCATCTGTAATGTAACAACTTGTGGTTGGTTAATAAAGTCAATAGTTGTAACAATTTTATATTGATTAGCTCCAGGAGTACCTGTTACTAATGTGTCTGATTCTATGGCAGTCAATGGATTAACTTGAATATTTTGATCAGCTAAAATAACAGTTCTATTATCAAAATCAGAATAATCAATATCGATTTCTTTAATAACTTTTTGTGTGCCCTTAGAACTATAAAAAGTCATCTTCATTGTAAACCCTAGAGTGTATGTTAATACTCTACGAGTTTGAAAATCTGCTTCGTAATCATCATTAATAGCTACCGAAGTTAATACTACTGGAACATCCTGTTTAAAGTCTGTCCAACCATCAATAGGCTTTATTGATACTGTATAATCGGGTTGAAAGTATGGTAATATTTGTTCCATGACTTGCAAGCCATCATCTTGATTATTAGCCATAATAGTTAATTCCATACCAATATTATATGGAACTTGGAAATCTATTTTATCTCTTGTTAAACTATTTGTACCGGTATTTGTAATCTTATTTCTTTTATTCTGTTTTTGATTTAAATCAATATCAATACTAGTAATTTCAAAAGCCATTCTTGGTAATTTAAGTGCCATAGAAGATTGGCCTAAATCTTCAGATAAACGAGCTAGAAATTTTTGCTTAGGTCCATAAGCTAATGGAACTTTAACTTGGTTAAGTATACCACCACTGCCATCTTTTCTTATAACAGAAATATTATTAAAAAGAGTACCAAAGACTGCTACTGATTTACGAATTGTTGCGTGATAAAAGTGACTTCCAAACATTAGTAATTATCCGATGGATCTCCAAATGGGTTGCTTTCAGTAAAGTCTAAGAATCCATCTGCAGTTACTTCAAAAGCAACATTTTCAGAATTAGAACTCGTAGGATCTACTAGTGCGCTATTATCGCCTATATCGTATACTTTAGTGATAGCTACTGTTTGTAAAGACTCTTCTCCAGTCAACGTAAGTGTAGAAGACACTATAAAATCTCTTGCTTCATCAATTCCAGATACACCAATCTGAGATACTTGAATTCTACCAGCACTAGCAGATAGCTTTTCAAGTTTCTGTACTTCTCCAAACACACTAGTTAAAGCAACGGGTGGAGATTCATTGTTAAAAGTAAGATCTTGAGTAACTTTTTCGTTTTTCTGTAAATGGTTATTATTAGTAGTTGAATAGTCTATTGTAACTTGATAAGTATCTGTTTCTTCAATAGCATCAATTTGTGCAATTCCAGTATCGAAATCTTCTTCATTATATTCATATAGAGCACATTGTAATCTATACACTGGAAGATTAGATAACTGATAAAAAGGCTGTTCATGCTCTACGAACATGACTTCGAAGAATTTATTAGATAATGGAAGGAATATTAAATCGCCTTCTCTTGGTCTAGGAACATCGTTAACTTCATCTTGAAATCCAACATATCTATCCCAAACTTTACGAGAAATCACAAAGTTAACTTCATCTCTTACTTCTAAACCAAATTTAGAATAAAGATCTCCTTGCCCTTCAAAACCTTCGGTCCCTTCAATGTACCCTTCAATCATATAGGCATCATCGAATTGTGAACTAGTATCTTCACCTAGAATAGAATCTCTATTTACTAGATCTCTTGGTAAATAATAGATATCTTGGCCAAAGATTTTAAGTGATTCGATTATTAAATCTTCGTAAAGATTTTGTTCGGATCTTACGGCCTGGGAAAAATACACGTTTCTAGGCATGATCTATCCTGTGTAAAAATCGATAGGTTCTTCCCAATTAAGCCTAGCTTCTTCGGTAAGCTTATCGATTTCTTCTCTTGCATCGTCAAATATTTGTCTACCGTTAAAGGTTACACCACCAGGCATTTGCATACCTTCAAACTTTAATAGGTTTAAACCCCATTGATGTTTAATTAAAGCTGTAGTATATTTTTTTAAATAGTAATCATTGTATACATCAGTATAAGTATCTGGATCTACTATTCTATAACATTCTAACACTATATATGTAAATTTACCTGGAGTTAATTCTGTAGTAAGTAAACCTGTATCACCCATACTAGGATGATTCGAACAATAGTAATATAGAGAAGGAGTTGTATCTGTTACTGTTAATTGAGTATAAGATCCAGCACTACCAGGTGTTCCACTTGTAGTTACTCCAGTAGTATATTCAGTTCCACTTGCATGTGTTCCATTAACAGTTTCACTTAGTCTAAGTGGGTGACCATTATTAGAAGCATCAGATTGATCAAAAGTTACTTTTGCTCCAATTGATAATGTTTTATTTGGAGTTGTTTGACCATCAAATAAGAACTTTCCACCAGCAACAGTAACTGCAATAGTTACATCATCTGGTATCAGCGTTTCTTTTTTCCAATCCATATTAATACGCAATTGGTTTTTATGTCTATTAAAGTCAATGTGTTTTTCATCGCTTTGTAATATCATGTCTAATAAAGATAAATGTTGCATCTTCATAGCAAAATCATGAACCTGGCCCATACCACCAAGCGAGTGAATATCATTTAGCATGACTTGATATTTAACATCAAACATACCAACAGACATACTAGACTCTGTTAAAGGCATCAGTCTTACTACATTTGTCACTAAATCAGGTACAGTTATATACCCATTAGTTCTATCTGCGTTAGTAACTAAGTGCTTTAAATATACTTTTTCTAATGCGTCAGCGTGATATTCTTGATAAAACTGTAAAGCTTCATCTACTCTATCGCTAACCTGATCGTCATCCACATTAATTTCTATCACAGGATGGCCTAAAGCTCTTTTGCAATATTGAATTAATGTTGATCTACTATTTGGTTTAGCCATATTACTATTTATACCTTTTAATAACCTAGTTAACTAGGTGTGTTTTTTATGCCTCAACCTCATCCCAGGTTTGATCTGTTTCGTTCCAAGAGTATATCTTGTCATCATTAGGTCTTTCTATAGGTGGTTCCCATGTACATGAACTTTCATCTAGTGTCCATGAATTAAAAGGCTTAGGAGAATAAAATGCATCTCTTTCGGTATCATAAGTATACCCTATTCCTGCAAAGTTTTTCCTCAAAGGAGTCTCTCCAGCTGAATGAACACCTCTATGAGTATTATAAGACGTTTGTATCCACTCATCTGGATTATCAAATGAATTAATTACAGACTCCTCTGCAACAATAACCTGTACTACAATATTGTTTTCATCAATTTTAGCGTAATGTGCCATATATATCCTTTATGCTGTATACGAGCCGCTACTCGTAAATTTAAGAATCTTATAGTTTCCGATTGTGGTTACTGTTGGAGATCCTGTTGTAGTTCCTGTATAATTTGATGTAGGCACTTTTAATATAACAATACCCGAACCTCCTCCGACTGTAGCTGAGGCAGAATCATTTTCTTTATTACCACCACCCCCGCCACCAGTATTGACTGCTCCAGCTGTTGCAGCCGTTCCTGTAGTCCAGCCTCTTCCACCGCCACCGAGACCACCTGCGCCACCAGCATATCCTCCGCCACCACCTGCTCTATAAACCCTATTCGCCAATTGGGCTCCAAGGTGCATGTTGACACCAGATTCTACTACCGACCATACTCCGTCTCCTCCAGCTTTACTACTACCCGAGCCCCCTTGGCCTGGCGCACCTGCTCCACCACCACCACCTGCGGCTGAATAGTTTGTCACTGTACCGCCGTTATTTCCTTGACCATAGTAACCTACACCGCCCTCTACAATATCGTTTGAGGCATAAAAACCACTACCACCGCCACCTGATCCGCCAGGATGGCCTCTACTACGGTGGTTACCTGCACGACCTCCGCCTTCAGCTTGAATAAGACCAAATCCAGAAGTATTTCCGCCACCGAGCTGATTGCCCCCTGCACCTACTGTAACAGCATAAGTTTTACCTACAACTACAAGAAGAGGTGGCTCAGGTGGGGCATAATTAGCTGAAGGGTTTCCTGCTATACTCGATCTATATCCACCAGCACCACCGCCACCACAGTCATCATATACTGTACTACCGCCACCTCCTCCACCACCAACAATTAAATACTCAATATTGTAGCCTGTAGTGGGTATAAAAGACCTAGCTGTCATACTTCCAGCTGCGTCTATAGAAGCCACTGCAACTATACTACTACCTGTGCCAGAAGCACTAGTATGGAATCTTATATTACCGTCGTCACCTGCAGATAAAACATCTATTTTTGCAACAAGGCTTCCATTGTTTGCAAATAATAATTGAGCTGTGTCATTAAGCGAAGTTCTTTTACCTTCAAGTCTAAGCACAGCTGCATCGCCGTGTTTGTCGTTATGTATATGTAACTGAGTATTTCCAGCAACGGTGCTATTGTAAAGTTCTAATTTGCTGGTATCTGAAGTTGTTCCAATACCAACGTTGCCGTTATATGCAATATGTAAAGCACTAGCAGCAGTAGAAACATTTGGAATAAAGTTCCATGAGGCAGGACCTTCATCGTATGCTATTCTACTTTGTACTGCACCTGCGTTATTCCAATAGTCAATGTTCATACTCTGAGCATTATTGGTATTTTCAAATATAAGACTAGGGCCTGTTGAATTAGCCGTAGATTTAAGGTGAAGTAAAGCTGATGGAGAATCTGTTCCGATACCAATGTTGCCATTACCTAAGATAGATAATCTTTCATCAGCAACAGCGTCACCA